AGATGTATCCGGTATGCCACAGCCACTGCGGACATTTGAATACCACGAGATAGGCACTCAGATGCCACCTAAACAGCCTGTTCAGAACATGGATAATAAATATGTCACCAGACAGGAATATGATGATTTAAAGGGCAAATACGAAGCTATCATAAACCGATTAAATTCTTTTTCTGAACCTGTTAGGGCTAATACCGTGCAGGAATCAGCAGTCAAGGGAGGAAACGCAGATGAGTAATCCATTATTTAACGCCCTCGGTGGTGGAATGCCGCAGGGAAACGGACCAATGCAGATGATACAGCAGTTTATGCAGTTTAAGCAGAATTTTAAGGGAAATCCAAAAGAAGAAGTCCAGAAAATGCTACAGTCTGGAAGGATTTCACAGCAACAGCTTAATCAGGTTCAGCAGATGGCAGGGCAGTTCCAGCACATGCTGAAAGGAATGAAATAGTACATTACAATCTGGCCAGATTGATGTAAATATACAATAAAGGAGATTATATTATGGATGGAAATTATAGCTTAGCAGATATTGCCGCTGCTACTGGAAACGGTAGAAATAATGACGGCATGTTTGGTGGAGATGGTAGCTGGTGGATTATTGTTTTATTCATTTTTGCTTTCTTCGGATGGGGAAACAACGGATGGGGCAATAACGGCAATGGCGGCGGATATGCAGCCACGGCAGCTACTCAGGCGGATATTCAGAGAGGATTTGACAATTCCGCAGTAATCAGCAAACTTGACGGAATCAATAGCGGCCTGTGTGATGGCTTCTATGCCATGAATAACGGTATGCTTACCGGATTTAATGGAATCAATACAAACATCATGCAGACTGGCTTTGGCATCCAGCAGGCTATTAACGCTGACACTGTAGCGAATATGCAGAATACCAATGCGCTCCAGGCACAGCTTGCGAACTGTTGCTGCGAAACCAGAGAAGCAATTCAGGGCGTAAATTACAATATGGCACAGAACACCTGCGCATTGCAGAACACCATGAACAGCAATACAAGAGACATTATTGACAGTCAGAACGCTGGAACAAGAGCCATTCTTGACTATCTTTGCAATGAAAAGATTTCTAACCTGCAGGCTGAAAACAACGACCTCAGACGTGCTGCTTCTCAGGACCGCCAGAGCGCACTGCTTACAACTGCAATGGCTTCACAGACACAGCAGCTCATTAATGCGATTAATCCGGCACCGATCCCGGCATATCAGGTTCCTAACCCGAACACATATTACGGATGCGGATGCAACACTGGATGCAATTGCTGATAACTTCATATCGAGAGTATCTTTCGATTGATTTCGGATGTCGGCTTATGCCGTATTACACATAGGGGCAGGCTAGAACCTGTCCTTTTGTGATATGAAAGGAGTATTTTTATGGCAGAATTTACAAATGTAGCTGCTCAGACCGTAGCAGCAAAAGGGAATGTAGTGTTTTTAAACACAGCAGTTAAAGGCTCTAACTGCATTCAGCACAGAGAGGGGAGCGGAATTATCACTCTGAGAGGACTGACTAACCAGTGCAAGGCTAGATTTTTCGTGGACTTCTCTGGCAATATCGCGATTCCAGCAGGTGGTACAGTTGAAGCTATCTCTTTGGCAATTGCAATCTCTGGAGAACCAGTATTATCTTCTCAGATGATTTCCACACCGGCAGCAGTAGACCAGTATAATAATGTATCTTCCGGAATTTACGTGGATGTACCACGCGGATGTTGCGTTAATATTGCAGTAGAGAACACCAGTGATCAGGCTATTTCTGTTGCGAACGCAAACATTGTTGTAACAAGAGAAGCGTAGGAGGTGTGATTATGAGAGACATTAAAGACTTATGCGCAAGAATCGAAGATGAACTTTCCAAAATCGCTGATAATGGGCTGACTACCGGAAATCTGGAAATGACATACAAACTGATTGATATGTATAAAGATGTCAAGAATACGCAGTACTGGGATAAAAAAGTGGAGTATTACAACACTGTCCTTGATGAGATGCGTGGCGGATACAATGACGATTACAGCGAACGTGGAAGAAAGCGCGACAGCATGGGGAGATATAGCTCAAATGATGGCAGAATGATGCCGGATTACGACAGAGGCAGTTCTTATGCCAGACGTGGGGAACATTATGTCAGAGGGCATTACAGCCGTTCTGACGGACGAGACGCTTACGATGACTACATGACACAGAAACAGAGCTATCGTTCTGGCAAATCTGAGGACTGTAAGAGGAAGATGCTTGCCGCTCTGGAAGAACATCTGGACGAACTCACAACAGAAATGAGCGATATGTCCAAGGATGCGGAGTGCCGGGAGGAACGTGATCTTGTTAAAAGATACGTGGAAAAGCTCCGTGATATGCTCTAATTAGTCAAAACATGTACCACAACTTTTTGGAGGTTCTGTGGTAAAATGTATTCATAAGGAAGATTCGTAAGTGGTTGTAGCCACTTGACATAGACATTTTTTCATTGATTCCTCCTTTCTTAGGCGCGTGTCCTTAACAGAAACAGGTTCGGGCGGAACCTGGAGGTTGAAAAGCGGATGCAATTTCCGACACGTACCATTGCCGTTAGTGCATGGCGGCATACCTCCTTGTGAGCATATAACTGAACAGTGAAATCCAACCCGTGCAGAGGTGTGCGACCGTATAGGCGGTGTTGACGTAGCCCGAACGTCCCGTGTTTAGGCATAGCACGTAAAATACCTTGCTAACCCGGGAATCCGGGTTATGTGGAACCTATCGGCTATAGGACAAATATCTATAGATACAAGTTTTCCAGTTCGACTCTGGAAGTTCCGCTTACCCTGCCAGTGGTCTAACTGGCTTAATCCACTTACCTGCGGCGGCAGGTCAATAAACACGACCAGGAGGATGTATATGCAGAAACTTATTGACACATTAAAATCATTTGGAATTGAAATCCCGGAGGATAAACAGGCAGATGTAAAGAAAGCACTCTCTGAACATTACAAGAATGCTAAAGAAGTAGCGAAAACTCTGTCGAAAGTCGAAGGTGAACGTGATGACTGGAAAGAACGTGCTGAGACAGCAGAGGAGACCTTAAAAGGTTTTGACGGCATCGACCCGGCGAACATTCAGACAGAGCTTGCTGAATGGAAGAAGAAAGCCGAGGATGCAGAAAAGGAATTCAATGCGAAGATCTATGACCGCGATTTTTCAGACGCACTTAAAACAGCACTTGATGATGTTAAATTTTCCAGTGAGGCTGCAAAGAAGTCAGTCATGGCAGACATCAAGGAAGCAGGATTGAAGTTGAAGGACGGCAAAATTCTTGGACTGAACGACCTGATTGAGCAGATGAAACAGTCTGACGCATCCGCTTTTGTGGATGAATCTCAGCAGCAGGCTCAGCAGAATCAGGCAAGATTCACCACTCACGTTGGGCAGCAGCAGACACCGGGAAGCATGACCAAAAAAGATATTGAAGCGATCAAAGACCCGTCCGAGAGACAGGCCGCAATCGCTCAGAATATCCAGTTATTCCAGTGATTTTTACACCGACTATGCACCAGAGTATAGCCGCTAACCCAATACCTTAACAATTATGGGTAGAAAGGATTTTTTATATGACAGCAAAAGCTAATCTTATTATGAGTAATGATATCCAGGTCACAGCACGTGAAATTGACTTTGTAACCAGATTTGAAAGAAACTGGCAGCACTTACGTGACATTCTGGGCATCATGAGACCTATCAAAAAACAGCCGGGTGCTGTACTCAAGTCCAAGTATGCAGAAGGTACTTTACAGAGTGGGAAGGTGGCAGAGGGTGAGGAAATCCCTTACAGCAAGTTTACCGTAAAAGAAAAGAACTATGCGGAAATGACCATTGAGAAATACGCAAAGGCTGTATCTATCGAAGCAATCAAGGATCACGGTTATGAGAACGCTGTTCAGATGACCGATGATGAATTCCTTTTCCAGCTTCAGACTGATGTTACCGGCAGATTCTATGACTATCTGAAAACTGGTACACTTACTTCCACAGAAACAACATTCCAGATGGCTCTGGCAATGGCTAAGGGTCGTGTTGAAAACAAATTCAAACAGATGCACAGAAATGTGACTGGCGTTGTTGGATTTGTGAACATTCTGGATGTATATGAATACCTCGGAGCAGCTGAGATCACTATTCAGAACCAGTTCGGCTTCCAGTACATGAAAGATTTTATGGGATTCAATACTATCTTCCTGTTATCTGACGGTGAGATTCCGAGAGGACAGGTTATCGCTACCCCTGTTGAGAACATCGTCCTGTACTATGTTGATCCGAATGAATCTGACTTCGCAAGAGCAGGTCTTGTATACACTGTATCTGGCGAGACAAACCTGATCGGATTCCACACCCAGGGCAACTACCACACAGCAGTGTCCGAAGCGTTTGCGGTTATGGGGCTTACGCTCTTTGCGGAGTACATTGATGCAATTGCAGTAATTACCATTGACGAAACACCAACGCTTGGCACTCTGGCAGTAACATCTGCGGCTGGAACAGCAACCGGAAATACAAAAATTACCGTAAATCCAGCTAAAGAAAATGCCAACAACGTATATAAATACAAAGTTGCAGCAGAAGCAGCAACTGTTGGATATGGACAGAACCTCAGAAACTGGACTTCTTGGGACGGAAAAGCTGACATTAAGGCAGCAACCGGACAGAAGATCACAGTGGTTGAGTGTGATGGAACATATAAAGCACTGAACGCCGGAAGTGCAAGCGTAACAGCGAAATCATAAACGTAGGAGGTAACTGGCATGGCTTATGCAGATTATAAATTCTATACAGAATCATTCGGCAACGTCGTGCCAGAAACCGACTTTCCACGACTGGCAGAAAGAGCCAGTGATTTTGTGGACGCAATGACGTTTGACAGACTGGTGGACGGACTGCCAACAAACGAACACTCTCAGAAACGTATCAAAAAGGCGGTCTGTTCATTGGCTGAATTAATGTATCAGATTGAGCTTGCTGAAAAGAATGCTATCAATCAGGCATCGGCAAATGTAACCGACATAAATGTCGGGAACATCTCAACAGGCATTGTAACATCTGTATCATCTGGCAGTGAATCCATTTCCTACGCCACGCCTCAGCAGATTGGAGCGAGTGCAAAGGAATGGAGTGCAGTATACAGTGTTGCTGGAGATGTGCAGAAAACAAATGATTTACTTCTTAAGACAGCTTTACCGCTGTTGATGGGAGTGAGGACGGATGATGGGATACCGATTCTATATGCGGGGGTGTGAATATGAAATGCAGACAATGCGGGAAAGAACTTAAACCACATTGGAGTACAGATATTTGTCTTGAGTGCTCAAGAGAAAATATGAAAAAGATATTTAGAGAAAACCCCGAAGTGAAACAGGCATTCCGTGAAACTATTGAAGAACTTAAAAAGCCTGAAAACATTGCGAAAATGGCTAAAAATACTGCCGGTTTTATGAGTGCTATTCAGGCATTAAGGAGTGATAAATAATGGACATTTCAACATTAGGCTCATGCGTAGCAATCGTTATGATCTGCTACATCGTAGGAATGGGCTGTAAAGCATCAAAAAGAATCTCTGATGAATGGATTCCAGTAATCATGGCGGTTATTGGCGGGATTCTTGGAGCTGTCGGGATGGGAGTTATCCCGGACTTCCCGGCAACAGATTACATTACGGCGGTTGCAGTCGGTATGTTTAATGGATTGTCGGCCACTGGTGTGAATCAGGTTATTAAACAGACAGTGCAGAAAGAATAATTAAGGAGAGGATATCATGTACGAAAAAACTTTGACGATTTTCAATTATTATGAGAGTCCGACAACAAGAGATGCGTACTGGTATCCTCATGTTTTATCTGGCGTTGACCTCATTACCGACAAGGGAGCAATCCTTAAAAAGTACGGACCAGACGCAACTGACAATGCACAGTTACATATCCATTATACTGTCCAGAATGGCGATATAATCATTGCTGACAAGAATGGCAAGATTCTCCCATATATACCGCCTAAAGAGTGGAAAAGACAGATTAACAACGCTCTGGAGGATACGATTACATTCTCAGATGAATCGTTCTTCTGGGAGGGTGAGTGGACTGGTGGAACAGTATCTGATGGTGATTATCGGAACGGATTCTATCAGTACATGAACGAGAACAAGGATAACGTGTTCAAGATTACCAGTGTTGGCGGCCCGTATACGCTGATTCCGCATTTTGAGATTCTAGGTAAGTGATATGAGTAAGATTCATCATTTCAAAGGATTCTCCGTAGTCGATGGAGATATAAAAATCAAACTAAATATGGACAGATTTTCCAGACAGTATCAAGAAGCTCAGTATCTCCTTGATGGAATGGTCATGGACAGTATGATAGAGTTTATGCCGATGATTTCGGGAGATTTTATTGACCGAACAAGAGTCAAAAGTACATCAATGCAAGGGACTGGATTTGTATGTGCGGCGGCAGAACCATATGGACGTTTTCTTTATTTTGGAAAGACCATGGTCGACCCCGCAACAGGTAGCACCTGGGCAAGACGCGATGCGGAAAAGGTTCTTGTGAGTCAGTATTCTGGCAAGACAAACGCAAAGGAGAATCTTCAATATACAAAATCACCGCATACTCAGGTACAAGCTGAATGGTTTGATGCTGCTAAACGACAATACGGTAGTACATGGCTTCGCAAGGTAAAAGCACAGGCAGGAGGTGGCAGACATGGCAGATAAACCTATCGGAAAAGATGCAACTGGATATGAGATTCTGACAGATGCCATGAAAGCACTTCTGAACCAGTATCCGGGACTGTACGATAATGAAACAATCAAATTTGAGGAACTCGGCAAGGAATCAGGAATTGCATTCTCGGCAGACAACGGGGCGTTGGTCTATTCAGAAAAAGAAGATGTTTGCGGAATAATGCACCAAATTTGTCAGTACCCATTTTATGTAGTGTACCGAACAGCATCCGACAAGGAACGGCAGAAGTTATCTGTTCAGAAGTTCCTGGATAATCTTGGTAAATGGATATGTCGAGAACCAGTTATCATAAATGGCTCTGAGACACGCTTAAATGCTTTTCCAGAGCTTTCTCAAGGAAGAGTGATAAAACGTATAACCCGTGATAATTCCTATGGTTTAGAGCCGCAGGAGAGTGGTGTACAGGACTGGTTATTGCCATTATCGGTACGCTACGAAAACACTTATGAAGTAATATAACGAGTAACAACCGGCTATCAGTTGGAGATAGTCGCTAACCTACACAGCCTTTTAAAAGTTATAGGCAGAAAGGACATTTCTATGGCAGTTACAGGCAAGATTGACCGTAAATACATGGCTCATTATATTGATGCAGGTTCTCTTTGTGGAGGACTGACATCAAAATATGAGCGTCTTGGAAAAGACCTGGAAGAGTACAATGTCGAACTCAATCCAGACACTGAAACATCTAAGAACATTCTCGGAGAATCCACATTCAAACACAACGGCTACGAAGTTTCTTCTGACGCTGATCCGTTCTATGCAGACACTACTTCTGACCTGTTCACAGCATTACAGAAGATTGTAGATGGACGTCTCAAAGACGACAACCTCAAAACAAAAGCAGTTGAGGTTCATCTTTGGACAGAAGCCACAGCAGGAAAATATGAAGCATATCAGCAGGACTGCTACGTTGTGCCGACCTCCTACGGCGGTGATACATCCGGCTATCAGATTCCATTTACCGTCAATTATACCGGTGAACGAGTAAAAGGAAAATTTGATATCAGTTCCGGTACATTTACAGCTGACAGCGAATAATTTTTAGGAGGGCGTAGAAAATGGCAAAAACAATTAACACAAACATTGATGATGGAATCCTTAATTTCACATTCACGAATAACGAAGACGAAGTTTTTTCTTCTTTCAAGCTTAATCCAACCGATATCAATGTCGCAGCACGTGCGGAAGAAGTAATAGAATACTTTAAACAGTTCGAAGATTCTATTCAGAAAGCCACATCAGGTAAAGAAATGGCTGAACTGAATAAACAGATTGAAGATAAAATCAACTATCTGCTCGGATATGAAGCATCAAAAGACCTGTTTAAAGAGCCAATCACAGCAACTACTGTATTTGGAAATGGTCAGGTTTTCGTTTACATTGTTCTGGATAAAATTGTAGAAGCAATTGCACCGGTAATTGAAAAGAGAAAGAAGAAAATGCAGGCAGCAGCTAATAAGTACACGGAGAAGTATATAAAATGACCGCCTATGAGTTACCCACCTCACTAAATATCAGTGGGGTGGATTTTTCTATCAGGACAGATTTTCGAGTAATTATTGATATTCTGGTTGCCATGAACGACCCAGAATTAGACGAACAAGCAAAAGCAGTAGTTATGTTACAGATTCTATTTGAGGACTGGCAAAGTATACCCCCAGAACATCTTACAGAAGCTTGCCAGAAAGCCTGCGAGTTTATCGACTGCGGTCAAATTGATGATAGTCCGAATAAGCCAAAACCCCGCTTGATGGACTGGGAACAGGACGGAGATATGATTGTACCAGCAGTAAACAAGGTTGCCGGAAAAGAAATCAGAGCAGTGCCTTATATGCACTGGTGGACGTTTTTCGGATATTTCATGGAATCCGGCGAATGCTTGTTTAATACGGTCGTTGGAATCCGTTCAAAAAAAACAAAGGGTGAAAAACTAGATAAGTGGGAAAAGAAATTCTATCAGGAAAATAAAAACATCATTGATATAAAAACACGTCTCAGCGATGAAGAGCAAGCGTACAAGGATGCGCTGAATGAGATGTTGAACCTCAAATAGTTAGGAGGTGGACACATGGCTGCTGATGGCTCAGTCATTATTGATACCAGATTAGACACAACCGGTGTCCAAAAAGGTGTATCAGCGATTAAACAGTCATTCGACGGGCTTGGAAGCACAGTAAAAAAAATAGGACTACTTATCGGCGGAGTATTTGCTGTCGGTAAACTAGTACAGTTTGGAAAAGAATGCGTTGCCCTTGGCTCAGATCTCGCAGAAGTGCAGAACGTGGTCGATGTTACATTTACAACCATGTCTGACAAAGTAAATGAATTCGCAAAGAACGCCATGACTTCTGCCGGATTATCTGAAACTATGGCAAAAAGGTATGTCGGCACGTTCGGAGCAATGTCTAAGTCGTTCGGATTTTCAGAATCACAGGCTTACGACATGTCAACGGCCCTGACACAGCTGACTGGTGATGTGGCATCATTCTACAACATCAGTCAGGACTTGGCTTATATCAAACTGAAATCAGTGTTTACGGGTGAAACGGAAACATTAAAAGATTTGGGCGTGGTAATGACCCAGTCGGCACTTGACCAATATGCACTTGCAAATGGCTACGGCAAGACCACATCTGCAATGACTGAACAGGAGAAAGTTGCTCTCCGCTTTGCTTTTGTGCAGGAACAGTTATCAGCCGCATCTGGTGACTTCATTCGTACTTCTGACAGCTGGGCGAACCAGGTGCGAGTGATGCAGTTGCAGTTGCAGTCCCTCAAGGCAACAGTCGGACAAGGGCTGATTAATATTTTTACACCTGTTCTGAAAGTAATCAATATTCTTCTCGGTAAACTGGCGACTCTGGCAAACGCATTTAAGTCATTCACGGAGCTTATTACTGGCAAGAAATCTTCCGGTCAAACGAGCGGAAGTGGAGCGGGCCTTGCCGGAACAGACGCGATCGCAGATACAGCGGACCAGTATGGACAGGCGGCAGATAATGCAAAGAAACTGGCGGATGCCACTAACGACAATGCAAAAGCAACAAAAAAAGCGAATAAGGAAACAAAAAACTATCTTTCGTCACTTGATGAAGTTCACAAAGTCACATCTACTGGCAGCAATTCATCTTCCACACCATCTTCATCTGGTGGAAGTGGTGGAGCAGGTAACAGTGGCCTTCCGAGTTCAGTTGGTAATGTGGACTACGGCAATCTTGCAGAGGGTGAAACTGCACTTGACAAGATTAGCGATTCTGCAAAGAAACTTGCTGATCTGCTCAAGAAGCTCTGGAAGCCATTTCAGGACGCATGGAAAAAAGAGGGCAAGAATACCATCAACGCGGCAAACATTGCTTTGTCGGGAATTGCAAAGCTCGCTAAGAGTGTAGGCAAAAGCCTTGTTGAAGTCTGGACAAACGGCACAGGCACAACGATGCTCACAACCATGCTGAGGATCGCTCAGAACGTGCTTAAAACTATCGGGAATATTGCATCCGGTTTTGCCGATGCTTGGAATAAGAACAACGTCGGGACACAGATTATACAGAACATTGCAGATGCTCTTGTGGTAGTCATGCAGTTCGTTGAAAGAATTGCAGAGGATACAGCGACATGGGCGGCAAACCTTAATTTCTATCCGCTGTTGGAATCTATCAGTAATCTGACAAGTACATTTGCACCAATTCTGGAATCCATCGGAAATGTTCTTGAATGGATCTATAACAATATCGTTCTCCCGATGCTGAAATGGCTGATTGAAACAGGAATTCCGACAGTGATTAACCTAGTGTCTGATTTGGCTGGATTCTTTGCGGATCATCAATCAATTATTGAAGCATTCGGTGCAGCTCTAATCGGAGCGTTCGCGGCGGCGAAAATTGCAGGGCTAGCATCAAGAATATCAGGAAGTATAACGACAGTAGCGAGTTTTATAAAAGGCCTTATTGCACTTATGACTGGTTCTAGTGGCATTATGGGAGGAATTAAAGCTATTGCAACGGCTATCGGACCGGGTGGAATTTTTATAGCAGCAATAACGGCTTGCATTGCGATTGGTGTATTACTGTACAAAAACTGGGACAAAATTAAAGAAGTTGCAGGTGCGGTATGGAGTTGGATTAAAGACAAAACCATAGCTTTCGTCGATGGAATAAAATCAAAATTAAGTAATTTGGCAGAAAAGATTGTTTCTATCTGGAATGGAATAAAATCAAGTGCAAAAGAAAAGTGGAGTGCTATATGGTCCACTATAAAAGAAGTTGTAAAGAGGATAGTTGATGGAATCGTTGATAAATTCAAAGGTGCAAGAGACAAGGTTGTTGATACGTTCGAGGGAATTAAAAACAAAGTCAAAGAAATATTCAATAAAGTTATCGGTATCGTAAATGGTGCAATTGGTACGGTGAACGGTGCAATCAGTGGAATTGAATCCGCGTTTTCTTTCGGACCGTGGGAAGTGCCTACTCCATTTGGTAAGAAAACAATAGGATTCAGTGCTACATTTCCGCGAGTTCCAACTATTCCATATCTTGCAAAAGGTGCTGTTATTCCTCCAAGATCAGAATTTCTCGCTGTGTTAGGAGATCAGAAGCAAGGAAACAACATCGAGACACCAGAAGCACTGCTCAGAAAAATCGTGCGTGAGGAATCAGGTCAGCAGAGTGGTGGTGATTACAGATTCACAGCTCAGATTAATAGACGGACTATTTTTGACGAAATTATAGACGAAGCAAAATTAAGACGCAGCACAAGCGGAAGAAATCCGTTTGAACTGGCATAGGAGGTGGAAGCGTGGCAACGATTCCAAAAAACATAACGGAACGATACAAAATGAATGGGGCTTCCATCTATCAGCCGGACAAAGATATGGGTTACAACCTTGAAACAACTTATTCAGAAGGTAGTAACCGTACGCAGTTTGGAAAAGCATTACTGACTCCACTATTTACAGTTGAACAATATAGTTATGAAGCATCAAACGTTCCAGTTGTAGAAGCAAACAAAATTCTCAAAATTATCGCAAAGGGAAAAACTTTCAATTTGTACCATTGGTCGCTTTACCACATGGCATGGAGAACTGACCCGTTTTATGTCGGAAAAGCAAGCCTAACTATTGGAGAAATTTCGCCAGACTTAAAATTTGTATCAAAAATATCTTTTAACATGCAGGGGGTGAATCCACTTGATTAATGTATCTGATACATTTAAGCAGAAATTAGCAGATGGCGAACCTGTCTGGGAGGTGGTGGATATCACCTTTCCTGATGGGAGAACCAAAACCGTACAGAACGAGATTATGAGCAGCAACAACTCATTTTCTGACTGTGCAGAAAGCAGCAGCTTTCCGATTGGCTGCGTTGTTTGTAAATCCATGACATTGGAGTTGGACAACACTTCTGATCAGTGGAAAAACTATAATTTCTATATGGCAAAAGTTCATGCGTATCTTAAAATGCAGACCTCCGTAGCAAGTCCGGCTGCAACAGATGAATTGCTGGATGAAAACTATGACCCAATTCTTGACCAGAGTGGCGGTGCGATTCTGGCAACAAAAGCAGCGACAGAAGACAGAGTCGAAACCATTGATAAAGGTATTTATACAATTACGACACCAGAACAATATGGCGAAATCCTTAGTTTTACCGCTTTGGACGATATGTATAAAACGAACGCAACTTATATATCTCATCTGGTTCTGCCACAGTCAATAGAGACTCTTGTTAGAGATGCGTGTGAGACTCTTGGTATTCCGTCAGAAGTCTCCATGGCTCATGGAAATCTGATCGTGTCAGAGATTCCGGAAAACATGACGTTTCGTCAGTTGTTCGGATGGGCAGCAATGCTTGAGACTGCGAACGCTCGCCTGGACAGCAGAGGATACTTGCGATTTATCAGATGGGATTTTTCCAATGTACAAGAAGATTACAACGCAGTAGTGGACGCTGATGGAAATGTAACATTTAAAGGCGGCGCAAGTATTGACTCAGAAAGTTTTATCAGTCCGACAGGGAACTGGACAATTGATAGTGATGGATTCTTGACACTGATCGAATCAGCAGTTGACACATCCGAAAAGCTCAAAGACTTTTTTACAAGTCCAACCGTTTCTAGTGATGATATTGTGATTACTGGAATCAAGCTAAAAAATAGAGAAAATGAAGCCATGTACGGAAGCACAGGATATGTTCTTGAATTGGAGAACGACCTTGTTGCGGATTCGGACTTGGACACGGTAGCTGCTCAAATTGGCGATTCCATAATTGGAGCTAAATTCCGTAACATGTCGGGAGAACTTGTATATAACCCACTCATTGAGTTTGGAGATATGGCATATACTTATGATCGCAAATGGAACAGATATATAACTCCGCTGACGGACGTTTCTTGTTCCGTTAATGGAAAGACTACTGTAAAAACTCAAGCCGACGACCCTATCAGAGGGCAGAGCAAGTTCCAGTCAGAATCCACTAAGGCAATCGTAGAGGCAAGACGACTTGTTAAAAAAGAACAATCAGCTAGAGAAAAAGCAGTAAAGAAATTAGAAGAAACCTTAAAAAATTCTTCTGGATTATATGAAACATCAGTCGCACAGGAAGATGGCAGTACTATTACATATCTGCATGACAAGCCTACACTTGCAGAATCAAAAAATGTAATTAAATTCACAGCAGAAGCCATTGGCGTATCCAATGATGGTGGCAAAACATATCCTTACGGTTTCTTTCTGACAGGCGATTTGATAGCAAAAATTCTGTACGCACATGGTATCAATGCTGATTATATTGACACAGGCGCACTGACTGTCAGAGATAGCGATGGAAACATAATCTTCCAGGTTGATATGGACACCAAAAAAGTAATCATCAGTGGTGATAATGTTGTAATTGGTGGTAGTTCTTTGCCGGATAAACTGACAAAAATGGACAACAATATTGCATCTGCCAAGAATATGACATTCCAGCTGTCGAACGATATGCAGACGATAACATCTGACGCAGACGGCAACATTCCGGTATTTCCAACAGTGGCAACTACAGCGAAAGTTATGTACGGCTCGTCAGATATCACAAATGATTGTAGCTATACCATTACAAAATCCGACAGCGTAACGGGTTCATGGGATGTCGATACGCATACTTACACTGTGACCGGATTAAGTGCAGACAATGGATGGATAGACATCAGAGCAACATATCTCAGCAATCTGTCAGTAACAAAAAGATTCACGATTTCTAAGCAGAAAAAGGGAGAAGATGGAAAAGATGGTGAACCTGGTAGAACATACATGGTTGAGCCATCATGTAACGTCTTGAAACGTGGCTCTGACAAGACAATTAGTCCAAACTTTATAACATTTAAAGCGTATTATCGTGACGGAAAGTCAGCTACTAGAGTGCCTTATAAAGGCAGATTCGTTGTTGAAGAGACTGCTGACGGAAACACTTGGAATACCATTTATACTAGTTCAACCGATGAGGATACCGTGACACACTATTTGTATTCTATTTTGACAAATGGATCTGGTCAGACAGTAGCAAGTTCTAATGGTTCAACCATTGGTATTCCGAGAGATGTGACAAATGTTAGATGTAAATTATATGCATCCGGTGGTACTACGACATTAATGGATATGCAGAGCGTGGCGGTCGTTATTGATATAGACAATTTGACGCAGGAGCAAATAGTTAGCATTCTGACTAATGACGGGGCTTGGAAGGGATTATATTATAGCAATGGGCGTCTCTACGTCAGCCTTGATGCTCTTCTTGGTGGAACAGTTACCTTGGGCGGCAAAAAGAATGGGAATGGTTATCTGAAAATTAAAGATGCCAGCAATGCTGTTAAAGGATTAATTGATCGCTCTGGATATACTGTATTTACAAGCTACGAAGAAAATTCAAAATACATGAAATATACAGGTGTACAGTTTTCAAGCGATGGAATATTCCCTGTTGATATCAAGAAGTTCTTTGACGATGAAGTAGATATTGAAATTGAAAATAGTGAAAATTGGGGAATCAGTTGGAATGATAACAGTCTAAACGTATATGCCACAGAGGTATCGGCTGATACCGGTACATTTGGAGATTTAACTGTTACTAATTCTGCATCTTTTGCAAAATCGCCAAAGATAGAAAACATGGAGTATACGACATCATCAAATACTATTTGTTGGGATGGACGTACAGGATACAAACAGCTGATGCTGAAATCTTCATCCTCGAAACGCTATAAAGATATTGGAAACAATATTTCAGAGCAAGAAATTGAAGAATGGTACAATATCGAACCAACGTGGGCGAAATACAAAAAGGGATATCTAGTTAAAGGGGACGAGAATGAAGGAAGATATATCCCAATGTTTATTGCTGAGAATGTAGAAGTATTCTTTCCGGAAGCTACTCGGCATCAAAACGGACTTGTTGAGGACTGGAACGAACGTATCATGATACCTGCTATGTTTGCAATGATAAAAAGCCAGAAAGAACAGCTTGACCGACAGGAGAAACTAATTAATCAGCTCTATGAAAAGTTCAATATAGAAAAGGAGAATTAATATGGCAAAATTTAATGAATATCCCGTAAAAACAACACCAAAAGATGCAGATAAATTTATGCTTTACAGTGCGGAGGATGCGGCAAACAAGCTGATTGATTATGATAAGCTTGCTGATGCGGTACTCAATAAATTGACATCAAAGACCTTCGGACTGGATCAGGGAACGATGACGTTACCGGCCGCGCTTAACCAATTAAATAGTAACCCAAATTTAATGAATCTAGATAATAACATAGAAAACTTTATTAACGCATCTCAAAAGCCACGTGCTTACTTTGTATGGGGAACTATCGGAGGACTCTTTGGCGGTTGGGCTTGGGGAATATTAATGTGTTCTGGTAGTATTAGAGTTGCCAATTTTATAGGAATAAATAACGCTTCAAATTCAATAGCCGCAGCAACTTATAAGAAAAAAACTTGGACTAAAATATCTATTATCGGATAATAAAATTAAATATAGAATGAATTATGAAATGGAGGTACATAAATGTCAGTAAAGCAAGTACAAGCTATTGTAAATGGACAGACTTACACCCTTACTTTTAACAGTAATACGGGAAAATATGAAGCTACAGTAACAGCTCCAAATAAGTCCAGTTACAGCCAGAGCGGACATTATTACGGAATAACAATCAAGGCAACGGACGATGCTGGAAACGTGACCACCAAAGATGCAACAGATTCCGCAATCGGTAGTTCCCTGCGATTAACCGTTAAAGAAAAGGTCGCTCCAGTAATTACAGTCACAAATCCAACAGCATCTGCAACACTTGTCAACAACAAGCCAACTATCACATGGACTGTTACAGATGATGATTCTGGTGTTAATCCGTCTACTATCGGTATCACAATCGATTCCGGAAGCAAGATTACTGACGGCATTACAAAGACCGCCGTAACCGGTGGTTACAATTGTTCGTACATACCGGCAACAGCTCTTACCGATGGTTCTCATACCATTAGGTTTGATGCATCCGATTACGATGGCAACGCAGCTACGCAGAAATCTGTAACATTCAAGATCGATACCGTACCGCCGACGTTGAGCGTAGCCTCTCCGTCTGATGGATACGTTACCAACAAGAGCACAATTACTGTAGCAGGTACAACCAATGATGCAACGTCATCTCCTGTTACAGTAATGATCAACGGTACACCTGTAACGGTTGGTAGCAACGGAGCATTCAGCACTACGGTCACATTGTCCGCAGGCTCAAATACAATTACTATCGTTGCAAAAGACAGTGCCGGTAAGACAACAACCATTACTAGAATTGTCAAGTATGATCCGAACCCACCAAAGATTACAGCCGCAAGCGTAACGCCTAATCCGGTCGATGCAGGCAAAACTTATGTGATCTCTGTCACAGTAACTGATGAATGATGATTACGAGGGTTTACGGCTCGTGTAATGAGTTCGCTATTGAGTTCCAGAGACGAGAGGGATCGGATCTCGAAATCTGGGACGCAATAGTCCCTGCCAATAGAGATGGACAGTATGTCATAGAAATCTATGCAGAAAGTAGTGGTGGCTTGACAGCTTATACCGCCACTGTACTGTTTCTGATATCAGGGCACGAGATTGCTGGAAAGCTCGTTCCGAGAGGATATACGGCAGAATCAGAGAACATCGAGTACAGCTCATTGCTGAATCTGAGTCAGCTGACGGCAGAGCTTGTAAAGCAATGTTTCAGTGGACATAAAATATGCTGAAAGGAGAGAGGACATGGCAATTAGATACGTAGATAGCAATACAATAATGGATTTGGGAGAAAAAATCCGATTTAAAAGTAAAGTAGAGCCGGTATGCGGTGTAGACATCCCTTTTTCCATCATTTCAGCGGATTACGAATTGATTTTCGTTGATACAGATGCTGAAAAAGAGACTGTAGAAGATCAAGGAAACTGCAATATCAACGAGCATACGCTAGATGCGTTAATTGAGCCACAAAAAACAGGAATCTATTGTCTGAGATTCATATATAAAATTGCAGATGAAACGTGGGTAGATAATTATAAAATCAAAGTGAAAGGGTGATATGCATGGCAGATGCAAACATTTATATAGCCGGTGCAAGCATAAGCCCTACATCAGTTCAGACAGGGGCGAAATATGCGATTGCTGTTGATGTTCGGAATGTCCAGTATGTATTAGGCACAAGTGATGGCTCAGCACTTGCTACTTCAGATGGCTCGATGCTGAGAGCGAAAGAATAGAAAGAGGTAAAATATTATGGCAGAATCATTAAAAACAATATTAATGTCGGCACTGGCTTCGAAAGCAACGCCGGCAGAAAGTGACACATTGATAGTTGGAGAAGGGAATGTATTAAAAAAAATATCGTTCTCACAATTATTTACATACTTGAAAGACAAGCTAGGCATTAATACATTAAACACGAAGATAACTTTTGTAAATCAAGTTTATAAAGGTACTGGAGCAGGACATATCTATATTAATCCACCAGATACTAACAATGATTATTACTTAATAGGAGCTACTAATGCGGATTGGAACGCTTGTCCAGTTAGTATAGTTGCTGTAAGTAAGCAAAATTCTACTCATATAGTGCATTTTACGGGTAACATTGCAACTGGTAAATCTGTTCGAATACTCAGTATGTGGACACAAGCTAAATATATAACTTTTAAATCATAATATAATTTATGCTCGTATAAACATTAAATCTGCTATATAATTACCTGCTGATACAAACCCATTACAAACAATATTATAGCCATTTGATGAAACGCCTACTGCGCAAATAAGAGCTTTGTTATCTCCCGAACCAATAACACCAATATTTTGATTATTTGTTGATACTTTTACTGGTAAGGTCAGAAGAACTGTCCCATTTTGTATACCAGAAGCAGTAAGTGAATTAAATCCAATATGGAGATATAAAAAGCTATCGTTATATATACAATATGTTTGTCCAGTTTGCAAATATCCGCCACCATTATATGTTTTTAATGTAACATTTTTATTATTTATCTTCGTGTTTAGCATCTGTACCTATGCTTTATAATTAAGGTACGGGAGGTGCTGATAATGGAGTCAAGGCAAATGATCATACAATCAGTAATGCAAGTATTAAAGAGCAAAGTGGATCAGGAGACACTGGATATAGTGCAAGATGCGCTTACGATCGAACTGAATCGTTATGAAGTCCAGGAACGAACAACAGAACTATCGGTGGTAGACAATAGTGCTGTAGGAATGTTACGCAGGTATATTGCTACCAAAAGAATCGAGGGCAAAGCAGAGTTTACACTGAAAAGATACTGGGAACAGAACCTACAGTTAATATGCCAAGAATCCGAGCAGCACCATAAGGCTCTTATTTTTGCACAAATTTGCGCCGGCGCAATGCCGAGAAAGGACAAGAATATGGAATTAAAAGGAATTGACGTATCATCGTGGCAAGGAAAACCAGATTGGCCAAAAGTATCGAATTCTGGAGTTAAGTTTGCAATTTTGAGAATTCATCAGAAATCCGGCACAGATGCATCATTCGAACACAACTACAAGGGCTGTAAATCCAATGGAATTCTTATTGGTGGATATAAATACAGTTATGCTTTAACACCGGCACAGGCAATTGACGAAGCTGAGAACTTAATTTCCGTTCTTGGTGGACGTGGACTGGACTTTCCAGTGTTCTATGACCTTGAATGGAGTCAACAGAGAAGCCTTGGCAAGCAAGCTATCGAGAATATTGCAGTAGCATTTCTGACCAGAATCAAGAAAGCCGGTTATAAGGTTGGAATTTATTGTAATCTCGACTGGTACAATAATGTTCTGACAGATGCTCTCAAGCAATATGATTGTTGGATTGCTCGTTATCCAGCAAGCGACAATGGTTCTGTGCAGGAAAGATTACGTCCGAATGCCGGTGTAGGCTGGCAGTATTCCAGTAAAGGAAAAGTTCCAGGAATCAGCGGAAATGTTGATATGGATGTGTTCTACAAAGACTACAGAGATTCTAACCAGAAAGGAGAAACTAAAATGGTAAAAATCAGTAACTGCGGACATGATGAAAGAGGAAGATATGCAGGTGGGAAAGCAGGAGATCAGACTGGTACAGAATATCAGATCATGAACTGGTACAGTAGACCGTGGCTCTGTGTCCTAAGATTCAATGACACCAAAATCGCAACCATGATTGCAGACATGGCGACAAAAGCGGCACAGAACAATCTCATCGGATACGATCAGGGCACTGCCGGAAACAGCAATGACCGGTATTCGTTCTGGCGGCACTTAAAGGCAAGCAACTACGATCCGGCGCAGATCACGGTAGCTTGCGAATCTGATTGCAGCGCAAGTACAGCAGCTATCGTCAAGGGAGCTGGGTATCGCTTAAATAACGCAAGACTCAAAGCGGTCAGCATCTATCTGACGACACGAAACATGAGAGCTGCAATGAAGATTGCCGGTGCGAAAGTACTGACGGATAGAAAGTATCTGACATCCGGTGACTATCTAAAGGCAGGAGATATCCTCCTGAATGATAACCACCACGTGGCTATCGCTGTTACCACTGGCGCAAAAGCAAGTACGCTTTCAACGCCAACTATTCTGTCTAAAACTCCGAAGTGGGTGGGAAAGGTGACTGCAAATACACTTAATGTCCGCACATGGGCAGGAACAGAGTATGCACAGCTTAAAAGCTATCCTACACTTGCAAAAGGCAATTTAGTTGATGTATGCGATACCATTAAAGCCAAAGATGGAGCATCTTGGTACTATATCCGCATTGCCGGAAAATATTTTGGATTTGTTTCTGCAAAATACATCAAAAAGGTATAAAACTTAAGCCCCTTGGAGGTTACTCCTTGGGGCTGTTTTTTACATATTGTATCAAATTCGTGTTGCATTTCGTGTTGCATAGTTCTTCTTTTTTATGCCCAAAATGGCAAAATAACATATTTTATGAGCTAATTTGAAATTGCCGAAACCATTGAAAACACTACGTTCTTTGCGAGAACCAGTGAATACAAGATTTTCATAAAAATGCGGATGACAGGACTTGAACCTGCAAGAAAAATCCTAATATACGCTATTTTTCAGCACTTTCTTTTTCTGTGTTGCATTCCGTGTTGCATAGCTTTGAAAAATAATCATTCCCAATTTCATTCATCTCTTTTTCTCGATCAACCAGAACGTGCCGATATACATTTTTTAATGTGGTATCATCCTCCCAACCGCCGCGCTGCATAATATATACATCTGGAATTCCAAGAGTATGCAACTCAGATGCGCAATAATGACGCAAATCATGGAATCGAAAATGATGAATCTGATTGTCATCTAACAGATCTGAAAATCTGTCGGATATTTGCGATGGGTTCAAATTTGTTATTTTCCCATGTATTCCTTTTAATTTATCTGCAACAAAATCTGGATATGAAATGAATCTGTCACCAGCAAAAGATTTTGGTCTTTTGATAACCCAACCATGAGAATCATTCATAACCATAGCATATTCGACATGTACTATGTTCTGCTTGATATGATCAGAATTAAGCGCACAGATTTCTGACCGCCTCATCGGACCGAACGCTGCCAGAAGAACAGGTATCTCTAATTCACTACCTACAGTACATTCAATTACCTTTTTGACTTCGGCAGATGTAGGTACATAGATTTTCGGTCTTACCTTTTTAGGTAAGGAAGTTCTTAAGATGAAATCCGAACGATAAGTCTTCAAGACAGTAGAAAGAAAGCCATGCATATTGTACACAGTTTTTGGCGAATGAGTAAGTGCTTCACGATTCATTTCAGCTTGAACATCCTCTTGAGTGATTTCCATTATATTTAATGACATAAGTTTAGCCATGTCTCTTTTGACAGATCGCTTATATTCTCTAATAGTTCCAGGGGATAAAACACCTGTTCTGCTTTCTATGTATTTATTACATGCCTCTTTTAATGTCATATCTTCTGGTGGAACATATCGCGCAGTCAATACTTCACTTTCTTTTTTTGCTGCCCATTCGGCAGCCATTTGCTCACAGATTCGCTTCCCTTTTTTGCTAGGATCTGAACATGTAAAAGATTTATAAACCCTTTTCTTTTTGATAGTCCCGTCTGATAACGGGATTTCTTCGATGTGACTGAATACCTGACATCTCCATGAGCCAGATGGCAGTTTTTTTGCAGTTGCCATTTCTTTTCCTCCTTATTAACCGAACAAACTTTCTGACTTGTCCGAACACACCGAAGATGATACAATATGACTTGTCAGGCGATACGTTTCACTTCGTTATGCTTTGCGGAACGTAAAAATATTTTTCTTTTTTTTAAAAACCGGTTCCCGTTGGTAGCAGGAGCCGGTTCTTTTTATAAAAGTTCTGATTTTTTCTGGTCAAATTCTTCTTGAGTAATAATACCGCTATCTAAAAGCTCTTTGTAATCCTTCAGTAGTTCAACGGATGTTTTCTGATTTCGAACATTTTCAACAGCATCAGAGCTTTTGGAAATATTGAAACTCTTTAACTGCATATCTATATTTGAACTACAGCGGAATCCAATAATATTTATTTGATTGGTTTCGATATTCCGCATTTTCATAGATGCATAAGAATCCACTTCAATGTTATCACTTGTTGTGGTAGCAGTTCCAGTAGTAGTGGAATTATTCTTTCCTTTAGTTTTCTTTCCGGTTCCAACAGCTGCACCGACAGCTGCACCGACAACAGGGTTTCCAAGCGTGACAGCTGTAGCAGCCGTACCAATAACAGCACCAGCTAATCTTCCTTTTCGTTTTGTTTTTTCTTTACTTTTCCCTTTAGTGTGAGATGTTGTAGTTGTCTTTTCTACTGTTCTGTATTCCGACCCGTTCCATTCATAGTCGAAAAGTTCATATTTGGTTGGAGCATCTGACACTGTAACAGATCCATCTTTCCATTGCTTCAAATCAAATCTTGTGTGTTTGGAACCAAGCTCAAAATCCTCCTTACCGGATATAACTCTCAGATTCAATACTCGAACAGGTTTTTCTACAACCGCCGGCTGGGTTGCTACGGAATTATTTGATATTGCAGGTTTTTGAACCTTATTTTTAATAGACAGCAAAAGTGCAAAAATAAGATACAAAACAGCAATTCCAAATGTCTCAAGTACAACAACGACCATAATATTGTCCGATGAAAGATCGTTTGAACTCATCAAAGCCACAATCATCAGCACAATGAATGCAGTCCAAATAATCATCAACACATTTCGTATCTTTTTCATAGTTTCCCCCTTTGACACGATTACTCAAAATTTTCGATATAATTCTTATATAGATTCCTTATTTTTGCAGCCTCCCTCTGCCTGATCGGAACGATATCCCCTGATATCATTTCGAAATGATCTGACGCATCTTTGATTTCATCCATGTTTACGATGTAGCTCTGATGACAACGGAGAAATCTTCCGTCAAGGCGAGGCTCTATATCTGACAGCTTTCCACGTACTACATGTATGATACCGCAGGTACAGTGGACAAGAATTGATTTATTTCGGCTTTCTATGTATTCGATGTGACGGAATTCTACCCGATGGAAGTGATCTCGGTTTTTGATAGTCAAGGCTTTCTCACGGATATCTTCCAATGTGTGTGCTACGACAGAATACATGCGTCCATGCTCAGAGCCTTTGATGATGTAATGCACTGGCAAGACGTCCAATGCGTCAAATACATAGTTTTTGTATGCTGTCCAGAAGGCAATGTTGCCATTATATCCATTTTTCCTGAGCTGTCTTGCAACATTTATGCCATTCTCATTATCAAGGACCACATCCAACACGACTATATCGTACCATTGACCGTCTGCTATATCATCAATCAGCGGCTTTCCACTACTATAAGTGTTTAGCGTGTAACTCTTGTCTCCGCGCTTTTTCAAAAACTCATCAATATGAGCCTTAAAAAAATCAATCTGTAAAGAATTATCGTCACAAATCGCAATTTTCATGCAAATCAGTCCTTTAAATTGTCATTTTCGCCATTTGCGTTAAATAAGAATTCTATATGTTATAGTTGATTATAGCATCATGCAATATAGTTGTAAATAGACGTTTGTAGGTGATTTTAGAATGAAAAGAGTCAAAAAAGTACTAATTTTGATATCGGTTATAGTTTTTGTCAATTATATAATCCATCTTCCAATGTGCGTGGATGATTATGTACACAAGGATTCTGACATATACTCTGCTCAACACATGTGCAGGCATTCGACCTTGACCAGGAACGCGAAGGGAATTTTGAAAACAGACGGTATTATAGAAACAATAAAAATTCCACTCAAAGCGAACTTCCTTTTTGCAAAAGTAAAAATTATATTCGATATTACGAATGTTCCGGTCTATCATTGGCAACTAGCGAGGGGTGATTTGTCCGCCGATGCCACTTTATCGTACCAAAGATAATGCAATGTAAAAGAGAGCAAGTGTTTTTGTGCGGTAGGAGGTATAATATGGATTACAAGAAAGAAATTATTGAAATGATAGAGAATACTGAAAATGAGGGCAAATTAAAATTTGTCTATACAATTCTTATTAAATATCTAAAATCAAAGAAGCAAGGGGATTAACCCTTGCTCCTTTTGTTTAGTGATGAAACTATTTGTTTTATTGCTTTCTTATCTTCTTTATCGAGTGCTTTGTATTCCTCGATAAAATCTAAGATGTCAGGTTCCGACATAAGATTTCCAATTATGGTTGCATAATCGTCATCGCTTTTAGAACCCATGAGGTATGTTGGTGTTACTTCCAGAACACCGCATAGAAGTTCAATAGTGTCCATATCTGGCTTACACTTATCTTTTTCCCAGTCACTAATTGAATTGTGCTTTGCATTGATTTTTTCTGCAAGTTGTTTCTGGGTCAGCTTCTTTGCCGTTCTGGCTTGTTTGATTTTCTCACCAAATGTCATTATCGTTTCCTCCCTTCATAGCTAATAATAATATAGAAATTTCGAACTGTCAATAAAATAATTTCGATTTACTCGAAATTTCTTCTTGACATTCGAGTAATTCGAAGTTATACTGTAATTGTTCGATAGGAACGAAATTAAATAGAAAGGAGAAATGAAGAATGTGCGTTGGTAAAAAGATTAAGTCGTACCTTGAAAACAACGGTATAACGCAGACATTTGTCGCCAACAAAACTGGCATTCCTGTTCAGAAACTCAATCTTTCTCTCAATGGAAATCGCAGATTAGATTTCGATGAATACGAATTAATTTGTGGGGCGTTATCTGTTGGAACAGACAAGTTTCTTGAACCAAAGTTACCGGAATAGAAAGGAGCAAATTTTATGAGTAAAAAGAAGAAAAAGGAAAAGGCTTCTAAGATGGTGCGAACATCAAAGAAACCTATTTCCTTAACATGTTTGATTAATAAGAAGCCTATTTGCCGGATGGATATTTTTCGTTGAATGCTTCTAATGCGGATTCATAAGCATTTATGTATTCTTCGAAATAATCGATGGTTACATGAGTTTTGCCAGCATCAACTTGAGATTGACGTTTTAAATGGCAAACATCAGTGCAAACTGCAATGGCTAAATCATGTGCGCGTTTTTCATTATCCGTCATTATTACACCTCCTTTCACAGGAGAGTATAACACAAAATTCAAAAGACGAAACAAAGAAAGGAAAAATAGTTGACTGGAGCAAAAATCAGATAAGAAAGAAACTGCAATTTCACAGTAATTAAGGAGGAAAACATGAAGAAATTTGAACGATACCTTATGATTGCTGACCTTATGGAAAAACATTTTGAAAAATAAAGTGCTCCGAAGGAGAGCCGAAACCTCTCGCCTCGGAGCTGTAAACCACTAACCACACTAGCGGATTACAGGATAATCATATCATTTCTTCCTGTATTTCGCAAGAGAACAGGAGGATTTTTTATGAAGAAAACCGAGGATAAAAAAGTGACAAATTTTGAAGAGTTCGAAACTTTCTATGCAGTTGAGGTTGTAAGAGAGGCAAAAAAGCAGACTCACAAATGGTTCTGCGCATGGATTGTAACCATGATTGCATTAATTTTTTCAAACGCTGCATGGATGTTTATTAAGTAAGAAAGGAGGAAAGACTGTGGCAATCAGATATACCACAGAGCAAAAGAAATACATCCTTTTGAAAGGCAATATTGCAAAAAGGATGGAGGCCGAGCGAGTAAGTGATGCACAGATGGCAGCAATTACCGGAATGGCAGAAAACACTTTCCGTAAAAAGCGAAATAAGCCGGAAACATTCACGTATCCGGAACTGCGGCATATTTTTATCCGGCTGAATTTTCCAGATGAAGAAATCCTGGAGGCGGTCAAATGAAGAAAGAATATTTCAGAGAAATTCTGATGTGCGTAGCGATTGGGACGCTTGCTACCTTTCTTCCGTGCTGGGACTGGACCGGAGCACTTGACAGAATCATGGCAGCGGCAGTTATGAGCCTGGTTCTGATAGGAAATTTATGAAAGTGAGAAAAAATGAATGAGGAGAAAATTAAGGAATTATTTGAGTTGTGTCTGAGAGTTTCAAGTGAAACAACGGCGCATGTGAATTTTGACTATACGGCGTGTGACGACATATCCAGAGTTTATATTTATGTATTTAATGATGCAGGGGAGATCGTAAAGCATTTTACTTTGTGTCAGTTTTATGACTTTGAGTCCGAATCTCAGAATTATGAAGATGCAAAGAAATGTCTTCTGGAACTGCTTATTGATGGGAGGTGTCCGTTAAATGAATCTTGAAGAATTAAAACTTCTTCCAAAATGGAATATGGTTTTGGCGGTAAATGTCCTTCTGGATGAGCTTAACAAACGAGATACACCAATTGTTGATTGGGAGAATCCAGACATGTTTATCGACCATCTCGAATATCACGCCGCTGATTCCATTCAGAACGGTAAGACGGTTCCGGGCATGGGGGATAAGTCAGACGCAATCTATTGTTTTTTTAAGCAGTTAAAGGAGCCTGTCTATGAACGAGAGGATACAGGAAGTCTTGAGACTGATTGATGTTCAGCTTGCACTTGCTCCAGATAATCCAATAGAGGAGCAGTATAAGGCGAGAACATTGGCAAGTTACACGCAAGCACTAAATGGGCTTTTAGCGGCTCAGAAAGCATATAAGGAGAACGCTCATGAGTGATTTTGAAATCCGTATTCCAGCGAGAAAGAAACAGCCTGCAACTGATAAGGATAACCCGGTCGTGAAAGTATCATCGGAAGCATACAACGCACTGGTTGAGATCTATAACGAATCAACCATATCAATGAAAGATATCGCAAGTTTGCTGATCGTTGAGGGCAGCAAGCATGTAGTTTATGACAAGGAGGATTGAAATTGAATATCTATGAAAAATTAGGAGTTATTCAGTCAAAGCTGAAAGCCCCAAAAGGGCAGTATAACTCATTCGGGAAATATAAATATAGAAGCTGTGAGGACATTCTGGAAGCAGTAAAGCCGCTTCTGGCAGAAACAAAGACAGTATTATGTATCACTGATCAGATGGAAGTGGTCGGGGACAGAATCTATGTAAGAGCAGAAACACATTTAAAAGATGCAGAGGATTCTTCTTCTGAAATCGTAACAGTTGCTTATGCAAGGGAAGAAGAGTCAAAAAAAGGCATGGATTCTTCCCAGGTTACAGGCGCAGCGTCATCTTATGCAAGAAAGTATGCCCTGAATGGTTTGTTCTGCATTGATGACAACAAAGACAGTGATTCTACTAATACAGGTAGCAGTGGAAAAACAGCAGCTAAAAAGTCAGAATCAAAAGGACCTGTTGAGATGATTACTTCAGAAAATGTAATGAGTATCCAGAACATCATTGACAAATATCCGAGTTCTAACTTGTTTGAACAGATTAAAACTCGTTTCAAGGTAGACGAAGTGAAAGGACTCACAAAAGAAAAAGGGCAAAAATGTCTCAAAATGTTGATTGAGTACGATAAACAGCATAGTGGAAAGGAATAAAAAATGAACAAAGTTATTCTTACAGGAAGATTTACACGCGATCCAGAAATCAAGTACACCAATGATGGAACATCTATTGCAAGATTTTCTATTGCGGTAAATAGAAGATTTGTGAAAGAGGGTTCTGATCAGAAAGCAGATTTCTTAAATTGCATCGCTTTCGGAAAGTCAGCGGAATTTATTGAGAAATATTTTTTCAAGGGTATGAAAGCAGATTTATCTGGAAGAATCCAGACAGGATCCTATACGAATAAAGACGGCGTGAAGGTATATACAACAGATATTGTTGTCGAGGAAATCGAATTCGGCGAAAGCAAAGGTTCTTCACAGGCACAGATAGCATCACCTACACCGAATCCAGAAGCCGACCCGGACGGCTTTATGAGCATTCCTGATGGTATCGACGAGGAGATGCCATTTAATTGATACAGATTGATAGCAGAGAACATCAGAAAGTTATTGATGGCATTAAAAAGGCATTTGACGAGGCAGGGGAAAAATGGTTCGTGTCAAAGCTGTATGTAGGTGATTACATGAATTATGATAACCCGCGTTTGGTAGTTGATAGAAAACAGAACCTTGCAGAGTTATGCGGAAATGTATGCCAGCAGCATGAAAGATTCCGATCTGAAATTATCCGGGCAAATGAAGCAGGAATAAAACTTGTCTTCTTATGCGAACACGGGAAAGGGATCGAAAAGCTGGACGATGTTCTCTGGTGGGAGAATCCCAGGGCGAAGAAGCGGGTTAAGAAAAATGGTATCTGGATTGAGCAAGAACAGAAAGTTATGCACGGCGATACGCTGTACAAAATTCTATGCACAATGCAGAGAAAATATGGAGTTGAGTTCCTATTTTGTGACAAGAAAAATACTGGAAAACGAATAATGGAGATTCTGTCGGATGGACAAAGAAACAATTAAACAGCAGAACAGCATGAGAGATGTTCTTTCCAGATACGGAATGATTCCGAACAGAGCTGGCTTTATCAGTTGCCCATTTCATCCCAGTGACCGTACTGCTTCATTGAAAATTTACAAAGACAGCTACTATTGCTTCGGATGTGGCGCGTCAGGAGATATTTTTACTTTCGTTCAGAATATGGATAATTGCGATTTTAAGACAGCTT